TAGCCCGTGCCGGTAAGGTGTAATGTATAAGAAGGAGAGCCGGATAGACCTATACCAACAAAACCGGTGGGCTGAAGCAGTAACGCGCCGCCGCCCGGTGTAAGACCACCAAGGGTATCAACACTAACGTAGAAATTAGTGTTACCGGTTGATGCCGCAGGGTAGATACCAAATACAGTACCGGAGCTTGCTCCAACAAAATCTTGAGTTTGGAATGCGCCTGTGTACGAACCCGTAACACCACGTACAGTCAGCTTGCCGCCAAAACTTGACGAGGTATTGTTGACCAGCAACTGCGTCGTATAGAGAGCAGTGCCATCAAAAGTCAGGTTGGCCGAACCCGCAGCGCTACCGCTTGAGTTATAAATAACCTGCGTATTTGATCCAGCAATAGGACCCGGCGCACCCGTAGGACCGGTTGGACCTGTTGGACCCGTAGGACCTATTGGACCTGTTGGGCCGGTTGGACCCGGAGGGCCGGGAACAGTTGAAGGAGTACCCGCAGGACCGGTTGGACCGGTTGGACCTGTTGGGCCGATTGGACCTGTTGGACCCGGCGAACCTGTTGGGCCTGTTGGGCCGGTTGGACCCGGAGGGCCGTCAGGACCGATAGGACCCGTTGGACCTGTAGCACCGGTTGGGCCGATAGGACCAGTTGGACCCGGAGGACCGATAGGACCCGTAGGACCGGTTGGACCAGAAACACCAACAGACCACGTACCGTCACCACGCCAGAACGTAGAAGACGATGCGCCAGTACCGCTATTTAAATTAGTAACCGGCAAGTTACCGGTCACGCCTGTCGTAAGCGGGAGTCCCGTGGCATTAGTCAGCACGAGAACGCTAGGCGTATCAAGGTTTGGCGTAGTTAGCGTCGGGCTGTTAGAAAGAACAACGTTGCCCGTACCCGTCGAAGTCGTCGTACCCGTGCCGCCATTCGCAACAGCAACCGGAGTAGTCAGACTAAACTGCGTACCGCTAAGAGTGAGTCCCGTACCCGCTGAGTAAATCTGAGCAGACGAAACCTGAGCAAAATTAATTGCCGTAGTGCCAAACGTAATCGTGCCAACGGTATTACAAACATACGTCTCACCGGCACCGGTATTACCTGATGTGATGAAAAACGCATCGCCATTACCAAGGCTGGTAGGACTCTTCAGCCCATAAGTATCTGCGTCACTAGCGCGAGTCAAAACCCACGGAGTTGATCCATCCCCAACAACCGTTACGACATAGACGCCGTTCTCAAACGCATTGGTCTGGTTGTAGATCAGGATTCGGTCAGTTACCGACGCCGTAGGGCCATCCGGAGCAAACGCAGCAAGCGTGCCAGCATTCGTCAGCGTAGCGCCAACACCTGAAGAACCGTTGTTGTACGTGGCAGTCAGGTTGCCCGTCGTGCTTGGAACTTCGTACTTAACGGGTTGGTGGTACGTGATGCCTGACGAGACGAGGTTGTCTACGTAGGCTTTATTTGCAATGTCATTAGCCGATACAGGCGTAGTGCTAACTGTACCGGTTGTGGTTGTGACCGAAGTAAACGTACCGGCAGCGGGAGTAACCGCACCAATCGTACTGTTCTCAATCGCAATCCCGCTGACCTTACCGGCTGCGTCTTCGTAGACAGCTTTGCCTGCCGGGTAATCACAGAAGACAAACTTCGTACCTGCCGAGAAGTTGACCGCAGTTCCGCCATTAGAAGAAGCGAGAACGGTATCACGAGATAAAGTCGTACCCGACAACGTATACGTGCCGATGCCCACTTCCCACTCGTTAAGAGTTTGGTGAACAATCGTGTAATACGTCGTATTCCCGTCGCCAATAACAGCGAAGGATTGGTAGCCGTCAACCGCACCGGCAAGGGCGATTAACCCAGTACCGGTAGTAGTTGTCGTCTCGTTGACGCGATCAGCAAGTACGAGGGCCATATCAGGCCCCCATCAATTGATCTTCCGTAAACCAACGCTGCTGAGTTTTGCCCTCTGCATCGACCCACTCAACGAGGTAGAAAATAACCCCGTCCTCGGTCATACGAAGAGCAACAACCGGGCCTTCTGGCACGACAGCGTTTACGCGAACTCGGTCGCCTTTCTTAAACATGATCTACTCCTTAAGCGGCATCAAGGCTGAACGTGTAGGTCACATTCAGAGTATCACCCGAAGAGACGCTGCGGTCGCCGGGGGCTTGGAAATCCGATGCCGAAAACAGAATACCCGTAGTGCCGCCCTTCGTGTTGTTGCTGATCAAGAACGCCCCACCAACCACGTTAGTCGCGTTGATGTTGAACTGCGCCGGGGTAAGCGTGTTTGAAATGACAGACGGGTCAGCAATCGTAGCCGAACCAAACAAGCAAGCCGGACGAGTCGCGTTGCTGTACGGAGTGATCTCCGTCCAACCAATATGCGAGGACGCCGTGTCCGAAGCCGCCGGGTTGTTCGACGAAGCAGCACCGTAGAGACCGATGTACCACGCAGCCGTGTAAGACGTACCGTTGAAGTACTTGTCGTTCATGTCCTGAAGACCAACGTTCACCACAAGGTTGTGGGACTCAGCCGACCACTTCAGGTTGCCCTCGCTGTCGCGGCACTCAAGACGAAACACACCGCCAGCACGGGCGTTCTCGCCCGAGCCGAGCAACTTCTCCAAAGCAGCGCCTACTGCGTCTGCTGTCTTAGCCTTTTCGTTAAACATCTCAATAGCTCCTTAAGTAAAGCGTAGCAGCGCAGAACTCGATGTGTTCGGGGGCATCTGCACCGTGAACGTGCCACTAGCCGTCTTGTCCGCGCCAAAACTCAAGACAGCGATAGACTTGTTGCCCTTGCTCGCGTTGTAGATCAAAGCCCCTGCCGTAGTGAACGTGGCCGGAGTCCATACAACGTTGTTGAAGGTAACGTAAACGATACCATTCGATGCACTAATCTGTGCGCCAGTAATAGTCTGACCACCTGCGGAATACCCCCCACCTGACACTTCAGCAGTCGTCGTATACACAGTCGTGTCCTCGTTGATATTGGAGGAGCTTGTGTACAACGCCATCTTGATCGTATCCGTCAGCAAGTTATGAACTGCTTGCAGCATCTCCTGCCGGAAACTGATCGTTTGTGTTTGAAAGATAGCCATTAGCTATTTACCGGTAGCCGAACCTGTCCAGAACGATACGAGTCGCGGCGGTTCATTCCATCGCCAAGGCGCATCAACTGTTGGATGGCTTCCTGATACTTCTGCTCGTAGTACTGCATCATGTCAGCCTCACCCTTCAAGTAGGTGTAAGCCTCGCGCAGTGACCCGTACAGCAGAACGTTCTCAAAGTTGTCACCAAGCCAAGACGTACCCGCCGTAACAATCGACTGTGGATAGTAGTAATAGTGCATCTCGACCTGATAGGCCGTATCCGGGGTCGGCCCCAGAATCAGCGTATTGTCGTCGAAGATTGCATAGTACTTCGGCATCCCAGTATCGGTCGGACTCGGGTATGACTGCCGGATGAAGTTCACGTCCTTATCAAGCAAGAACTCTTGAACCCCAGTAACCGGCGTGATGACAGCCAAAGAGAACGTCGCAAGCCAGTCTGAGGGCAACGTAAGATACTTGTTACCGAGACTTAGAGTGCCTATCTGGTTGCGACGAATAGCGGGAATCTGAACCGTGTTGTATACGCGCTCTTCCGCAAGTTGTACGAACGTAGGAATGTTCGCCACGAACGACGTTTCAGTCGATTCGCAGTACTGTTGTATCAACGTTGTAAGAGTCGCGTAGTTCATCGACTATTAACTCCAGCCTGCGCGGACCTTACCGTTGTTCTTAAGGTTGATCTGCGAGACGAACTTCTTGCCCTTGGTGGCAGCGCCAGCACCACGCATATCCATGTGCGTAACGCCTTTGTTGACATCCTTCTCAGGGTAGCCGTTCTCACCGGTTGAGTCGGTGTTCGGCTTGATCTTGCCGCTATCTTTCATGTGACTTACCTCGGGCCACTGCTCTTACGCACCGGGCTGCGCTGATTCATGACCTTCGCCATGCCGCGCCCGTACTTCTTCATTTCGCTGTTGGTCTTGCCACCAGCACGAAAGCCCTTAGCGTTTTTGCCGTGAGCCTTGTTCGCCGGAAGTTTGGCGTGTTCCTTCAAAGTCATAGCCATTTTCAATTCTCCTAACTAGCCGTTACATCGCCCACTAAACATTGGGCTACTAGATCATTCGGGGTAAGCCCCGCGTCATCGGCTCTAGCACCACCTACCGGTGCCCAGCCCCATTGAATCATTCTACTACCACCCGCGCCATTATTGCCGGGTTCAAAATAGCTCAAGTCCGGACGAGGGTTTCGCAAAGCCTGCGGGTCATCAACCGGGTACAGACCAAGTGACAACTGCGGCTGATCAGCTTCCCAACACTCCGAACAAACCAGAATATTCACGTTCTTGGTCTTGATGACCAAGGACTTCAGTTGGCGGAGCTTGTACCGAAATCCACACCGGTCGCACTCCGAAATCGCATGTTTGCCACTCGCATAGCGATTAGGCATTTTAGTACCCGCCTAAAAACGACTCTCTCGGGACAAAACGAACCGCAGCCTTTTCACGATCCTCACCTGCCGCCAAGTCCCAAGCCTCGTCATACTGCGCCTTCAAGACCTGAACCCGAGCATCAGCACCGGGGATCTTCATCGACAGCATGTAGGCCAAGCCCGCAACCATGCAGGGCAAGAACCGGAACGGAATATCCTGACCGTTGGCACCGTTTCCAACATCGAACATCCGACGCAACCGGGTGTAATACAGGGTCCAAGTCGTCGTGTTGTCCGGCTTCGGCCACACAGTGAACTGCGGATAGACCACGGCGTTGTCCGCACCTGTTGCGCCCGTGCGACGGTTAATCCAAATCTGAATCGGACGACCGGTCGCGTTCTTGTTCGGGATCGAAACGTAGGTACTAGATGAGATACGGCTGATGTTGATGTCTTGCTGGTTCGTGCCAGTACCCGTACGGATTACGTGGTCAAGCAGGTCAACCGTATCCACCGGCAAGTCATACGTGCCGACGTTGTAAGTCAGGACATGCGTGCCCTGCTCAAGAGTCCACAGATTGATGCCACGGTTAGACCAATCCATCAAAAGCAGCGACAGACTACGCTTGGCCGTACGCAGATCGTATCCCGTACGCAGTTCCGCACCACAACGCTCGAAAGCCTCCTCCACAATCGTGTTGAGGTCGAGATTGAAGTCGGTTGTAGCTGTAGTCTTGTCCGCCATTACCGGCCCATCTTTTTGTTAAACAACTCAAACAAGGTCTTGATCTTCTCTTCGACCGAGGTAAGACGGTTATCCATCTTAGCAAGTAGTACGACCAAGGTGATAAACCCTAAGAAGATAGGCCACGCCTTGATTAGAAGTTCTACAGTTTCCATAGCTACTTCTTCCCCTTACTTCCCTTTTTGACGGTACGAGCGCGTTTTAGCAGCAACGCCTTTGGGTTGCCGTACGAACTGTTTGCCTTGGGCTTTGCCTCGACGCTTGGCGGCGGTGGTTCGGGAATACTCGGCTGGGGAAAGAGCTTTAATAGCAGCTTCCGGCAGATATCTTTCGCCCGTGTCAGAAGATCGTTTACCACTCTTCGTCCTCCATTTCTGGTCACCCCAAGCCTTCAAGGACTGTTGGGGAGCCTTCACGATTTATACCCGCCGCCCTTGGCCTTGTACCGCTTAGCCAGCAACTGCGCCTTACGCGCTGACCATTGCCCCGCTGCCGTACCCTGAACCGCACTATTCTTAATACTATTAAACAGACTCTTCCGCATACTCGGCTTGGTGTAGTTCCCGGCTTCGTTGACCTTGGACTCGCCGCCCTTCTTAAAGGTGCGAATAGGCTTCCCAGTACCCTCAACAGGCTCGTTATCCCCACGGCGCTTCGCCCTAGGAATCTTGCTAGGAGACATCGCACCCATACCGCGTGAAGGCATCATGGGTTGTAGAAGTTCCTGAAGTTAGATGGACCAATACCACCGAAGAAACTACCAATACCCATGTTCATGCTGTTTCGCATACGACGCGGTTGGTTCGGTTGAATTGGAGATCCAATCTGGGGGGCGGGTTCGGAATAAGTAGGCTGAAGAATCTGCCCATAGTTACCCCGATTCGGATCGTACTGACCGGTTTCGTCAGGAATGTAAGCGCCGCCCGGATCAGGAATAGGCTCAGACGGCATCACACCCGTGGATGGGTTAGCGCCCTGAGTCAACCTATATTTCATACTTGCAGGCCCCGCCTCCATCCCTATCACATCATCGCCTCTATATCCGGGGTTCAGTTCCATCCCCGGTGGGGGATTGTTAGCGGGTGGGTTTGGCTGCGCCCCATGAAAGTATCCATCCGTAATACGGATATCGGCTGGGTTTGGGTTGGTATATTGCCGCGCCCAACCCGGTGGCGGTGCTAAATCCCCAATAAATTTAGGGTCCCATCCGGTGGTTTGCGACATTTCCATCCCCGGTGGGGGATTGTTAGCGGGTGGGTTAGCGGGAATGAACTGTTGCTTTCTAAGCCACTGCTCTGAGCCGGGAAATGGCATGTCCTGAGCCATCGCATATCCAGCATCATAATCAGGGTTTAGCATCATTCCCGGTGGGGGCTGCTGATTAGCATTACGCTGCTGATTTTGCTGGTACGCCCGTATTTGATCCAGCATGCCCGGACTCTTATAGTCCGTCGTTGCAAATTGCGGAGGCTGGAACCCGCCGTAATTACCGTATCCGCCAAAGCCCACTTGCGAGCCGAAGCTTCCTAGGCCATAGCCCATCTGCGGCATACCAAAGCCGCCACCATAGCCGCCCATACCGCCATAGCCCATCTGCGGCATACCAAAGCCGCCACCATAGCCGCCCATACCACCGAAGCCCATCTGGGGCATAGAGAACCCACTTGGGCTAAACCCTCCGCCGAACCCCCCAAGGCCCATGCCAAACATGCTGCCTAGCATTCCGGTATTTGCTCCTTGCACAGAGCTACCCTGCTGGTTAGTGGCATTAACCGGCATTGCATTTGGACCTTGGGCTTGCATTTGGTACGGATACATAACGACCTCTTAGACGAACTTGCCTCGGGTCTTACCCCGAGAAGCAATACCGTCAGCACGACGAGACGCGGAAGACTTCACAGAGCCACCACGCTTATACCCACCGGCCATATCGGAGGCTAGACGCTCATCGTACTCACGTTCACGACGCGCGGGCGAAGACGCACGACGCTCTTGTGCGGACTCACGAGCAGCCTTACGAGCAGCATCGGAAGGAACCCCTTCCTCAGCCAACTTCTTACCGGCCCGCTCCATGCCCTTACGCGATAGGAAGTCTTTCAACTTCTTAGCACCGTAGCCAAGCGCAGCACCGGCACCGGCAGCGCCAGCAATCTTAACGCCGGGGCTGAACATCTCTTCGTCAACGGCCTTCAAACCCGGTTCAGGATTCGCCTTGTAATAGGCTTCCTGACGCATACGGCCGGACGCAGGTGACTTCTCGTAATCTTCGATGAACTGCTTAGTAGAGACTTTACGGACAGAGGGCTTATCAGCCTTGCTATCCGACTTCTCTTCTTTCATCTCAGTGGTGTACTTCTTTCCACGCCAAGTGAACTCGTCGAGTCCTTGCTTGCGAGCGGATTTAAAAGCCTCACCAAAACTTACTTTACTGCCACCGGCACTGCCCGACTCTGAATACTCAGTTGGGCCACCGACCTTATAGCGTTTCATACAAACTTACCTCGGGTCTTACCACGAGAAGCGATGCCATCAGCCCGCTTGGAAGCAGAGCCAACGGAGCCGCCTTTACGCATGTTGCTAGATGGCGGAGTAGGCATAATAGGGCCGCTAGAAAAACTAGATACGGTCGGAGCAGGCTTACCACCACCGGTAGTCAAGTTTCCGCTTGGAAGTTTTACACCGCTACCTCGCGG